TGGCGTCATTATGATTCCATGCCTAATCGCAGCCGCAACTTGTTTCATCATTGCTTTTATTGCTGCTCCTCCTGTCGATATCGATGGGATTCGTGAGCCCGTTGCAGGCTCATTCATGTATGGAAATAACATCATCTCAGGTGCTGTTGTTCCATCCAGTAATGCAATCGGATTACATTTCTATCCGATATGGGAAGCCGCCACTGTCGACGAGTGGCTTTACAACGGAGGTCCATATCAGTTAGTCGTCTTTCACTTTCTTATTGGTATCTGCGCTTATCTAGGTAGACAGTGGGAACTGTCTTATCGACTAGGTATGCGTCCTTGGATTTGTGTTGCTTATTCTGCGCCCGTCTCAGCTGCCCTTGCAGTATTCCTTATATATCCAGTCGGACAAGGAAGTTTTTCTGATGGTATGCCGTTGGGAATCTCGGGGACATTCAACTTTATGTTGGTCTTTCAAGCAGAGCACAATATCCTCATGCATCCTTTCCATATGTTGGGAGTTGCGGGGATGTTTGGCGGCGCTCTCTTCTCTGCTATGCATGGTTCCTTGGTTACGTCATCTCTCATTAAGGAGACGACCGAGTCCGAGTCTCAGAACTATGGATATAAGTTCGGACAAGAGGAAGAGACCTATAACATCGTCGCCGCGCATGGTTACTTTGGCCGACTAATTTTCCAGTACGCCTCATTTAACAACAGTCGTTCGCTGCATTTCTTTTTAGCAGCATGGCCTGTGGTTTGTATTTGGTTTACGAGTATGGGAATAAGCACGATGGCCTTCAATCTGAATGGATTCAATTTCAATCAATCTGTTTTAGACACTGAAGGAAGAGTCGTTCCTACATGGGCCGACGTGTTGAATCGAGCTAATCTTGGTATGGAGGTTATGCATGAGCGTAATGCTCATAATTTCCCACTAGACCTTGCAGCAACCGAGACAGCACCAGTCGCTCTTTTGGCTCCAGCAATCGGATAACTGAATCTATCGCCCCGGCTAACGGGGCTTCTAATTATGATGATCCCCCCTAACTACACAGCAGCAGAGCTAAATAATGATCCAACTGCTGGATCTGCTTATCAGGAAAGAATTACAACTCAGCAAACTGTAAACAAGGGTGGAGTCCTGGGAGAGATTAATGACGCACAAACAAGTGCTGCAGTAGGGGATGCTTCACGATCTCAGGAAAGATTAAAGAATACGGAGTCGTTAAAAGCCAATAATTTGCTGGCATACAAGACTGCTGAGATACAGAAATCGTCTGGAGTAGGAGGCGAGGGGAAAGCGGAAATGTTCCAGTACGGACAATCTGTGGCTCCAGGGGTGACTGATCGCAATCAGATGGCAGCAGCAATTATGCAGTCACTAGGCCTTGCATAAATAGATAACATTAATACATAACAACTCCTCTTGACTAAATGCGACTTGCTGGCAGCGAGGAGCTTTATTCGACTTTAAAAGAGCAGGATAAGGCTAAAAGGCTGGAGGATTTTTTCACGGCTTATGAGCGCCTGGAGGCGTCAGGATTGAGTGATGAGCACGCTCAGCATTACGCCATAGAGATGGCAGAAGGACGCGAGCCAATGGCTAAGTTGTCATTACGGTTTGCTCGTTTAAACGGTGATTCGATCGAAGACGCTCGCATTGGCCGCGAGGATGATCGAGAAGTACGAGGGTATCGTTCTTGATGCTTATTTAGATCCTGTTGGAGTCCCCACAATCTGTGCTGGGTTGACTCGATATTTCGATGGTTCTCCAGTTCGGATTGGCGACGAATGCTCCGAAACAGTCTGCCGAGGGCTTCTGGAGCTTCAGATCAAGGATACGCTGTTACCTGGATTGGAATCAATTCCAGGGTGGAACTATTTTGGCGATATTCGTCAAGCCGTTTTAATTAGTTTTGCCTGGAACTGTGGTTTTAATTTCTATGGCCGCCCTGGTTTTGAGGCGATATCCAAGGTGCTGAGGAAGGGAGCTAAGAGGCCAGAGATATACAGGAGCATGCCAGAAGTCATTAGCCTTTATTCAAAGGTTGACGGACGTTATATGCACGGCCTGGGAGTACGCCGCCAGCTAGAAGGTGAGTCATGGGAAAGAGAAGACGACGGGATAATGACTTTTGTTGCTCGCGAGGACACCTACCTAAAGCGAGCAGCCATTGACCCTGCATTTCTCTCGGAGGAGGGGAGGGTTTTAGCTCAAGCAGGGACGAGTATCTCGGTAACAAGAGTCGAGGAGATCCCCGCTGATTGCCACTCTTTGGTCACTCTTGAGAAGACTGGCGAGGCGTGGGCGGTTCACATGCCGCATTGGTGTCGAGAGGCCGCAGGCAGCAGCAAGCCGGAAGACTCCGACATTGACTGGCATGATTTCTCCTCCCAGGTAGCTGACTTCATCACCGTGGGGGAGGTTCTTCAATACGACACTCGTCGTGTTCTTGCCGTCAAAGGCGCTGAGGAGCGTGCCTTGATGGAGCTGTGCAGTGAATTCAATGAATTACGTCAGGCCTGGGGCACTCCTATCTGCATACTTAGTGGTTTCAGACCTGAGCCTTACAACACGGAAGTTAGGGGAATGCAGGGCTCGTATCACGCCAAGGGCATGGCATTAGACCTCTATCCGTTAGATGACGAGATAGACGATTTCCATGACTGGCTTATTCAAAGATGGAGCGGGGGTTTTGGAGACGGACGCGAACGTGGACAAATCCATATAGACACGCGAAATAACGGACGGTTCTTTTCACGTGCAGGAGTTCGCCCTACGTCTGCTTGGAAGTATTGATTGATCGCTAGACGACCTTGATTGCCATCGCACCAATATTGAATTGCACGGTATCGCCCAGCGCTATGTCAACGCTACTAGTCAGGGTTCCAGAGGCGACGAAGTCGCCTGCAGTTTGATCGTCCCAGATCCCGAAATGTGTAATTGTTGTTGTGACGGTATTAACAGCGCTAGTCGTTATTTGAACGACAATAGTATTTTTAATTTCAAAACCAGATGGACTTGCGCCTGTAATCGCACCTAAATTCGTACTTGATAATGCAGTGCGGTTTACGGTTCCCGTAATAGATGCGGTCGCGTCACCATTCGTCCCTGCCGTGCCGGGATCTGCCGTATGCAATGTTATGTAGACATTAGATAATGCAGTTGGAAACGGCTGAGCTTTAATGAAGCCAAGGATTTTCTCTGCAAAATACTGCGAAAACGCCATTCTGAAGTTTGCTCTATTGTTTTATTCTGGCAATTAAGTTTAGGTAATTGTCAGCCTATGGATAGCCTCCACCGGAGGGAGGTGCTGAGCTTAAAGTTCCCGAACTTTGGTTCGTTCCAGTAGCTGGACCGGAGATGCGCCAAGTTGCTTTTAATCGCCCATATGGATCCATTGTACCCCCAGCAGTTCCCTTCATAATCGTCAAAGTGATATAAGGGACACTCTGCGATTCAGAGAAGCCTGCAAGAGCTTTTACCTTGCTAGGTACAGGTACTGTTCCTGAAGTTTGATTGGATAATAGAGCCGTGCCAGGAAGCTTGACCAGGGCTATGCGTGATGTGCCAATCAGCGCGCCATCTATGGACCCTTCAAGCGATCTGTAGCGTATAACTTGAAGTGTCAAGCTGTATGGCAGTGCTTGCCATTGTGAGTTGCTGACAGTAAAGTAATAGGTCCCAGTAGGCAGTGTTAGTCTTGACTCCCGTACATCGGTGTTGATGATTTCATTGATATAACCGAAACCGTCTGTCGTCCTTTGTATGGGCTTCTTGTCTTCGCCAAGGAGACCTACAGAAATATATTGATCGGTATATTTAGAAACCTTATTTCGGAAGACTCTTATGTCAGAAGTATTGGTAGATGTGACCTTGAAGTAGAGAGTGTTAGAACCTCTTTCAGTGCCCACCACTCCTTTTAACGTCGCAGCTAGATTCGCGACCGTGCCGAGGTCTCTCGCCTTCGCAAAACTATTATTTTTAACAAACTCAGGCCGCAGAAAGGAGGGCGTAGAACTACTGCTACCTCCGTAACCACCCTTGAGGCGTGCTATTGATTCAGTCTGATCTGGAACTTGGTATCTTGTCATTAATCCTCGTAGAGGCGACATTCGTCGGCATCGGGATTATCCCTGCAGTACTCGAGAAATTTCTTCCTCAGTTCAGGAATGCCGGACAGGTCGGAATATCCGTAATGGAGTTCCTCTTTATACAGACCTGTACTTTGTAATTTAGTAAGAGAACTGTGAGCCATTTATTGCCCAGTTAGCTCAATTTTAATGGAATAAAGAAATCCAGGGGCCTCAGCACGAGAGCGACTCGCTCCTGAGATCAATTGCTAGTTCAAGGAAACTATAAAAACTTGAACTCCTGGAGGTGGGGGTTGTCCTTGACATAGTTCAAACTTCAGGACACCATCACGCTAGACCTTAACTGGTTTTAATTTCTTTTTCATTGATTGATGTGTGTAAGAACTGATAAGAGCGATGAAACTGTCCATGATTTTTACACGCATTGAAATGTAAATAGGCCCAGACTGGTTGTGGCGAACACAGGCATCGACGCCCATATCGCGAATCCAAGAAGCTATCGCTTCGTACTCTTTGGGGCTCCATCGCCCGCTGAGATGTCCCTGCCGCCCGACGAACCTTCCCTTGTCGAGCCATAGAGCCGTGAGACCTTCAACGCCTACTAGGTCAAGTACTTGGCGGGAGATTATGGGCTTATCTCGAGGACACAGAAGCTCATAAGCTCGCCAAAGACCTTCGCCAGTGAGCCTGAACCGTTCCAGGTCGTAATAGCCGTTTGTAGGGATGCGGTCCTTGTAGTAATCAATAGGACCATCGTGAAGATCGCGGAGGCGCTTGAGCTGATGGTTTAAGTAAGAGCGGTTGACTTCTGATCTGGATACTTCAAGCCATGGCTGCTTGCGCCGACCCTTCAGCGCCAGCTTCCCGTTTCCCAAGCTGTAGCTCAGTGCGAGCGCTACGAATTTTGCCTGCATCCCAGCATTCCGTAGTGAATAAGTGTTTACGGCTATGTGGAGCGTAATTAGATAATGCCTGCCGCATCTTCTTTGCGTTGGTCTTACTGAAGGTGAGACGTGGTCGGGGGTAGTGCTCCTTAATCTTTGAGGTAGCACCTGTAAGCATCTCAAACCAGCTAGAGAGCAGCTGTGCTTCCGGGACCGTCGCACCTACGCGAGTAAGGAGTACTGAGCCATCGACATTCGGCTGAGCCCCTTCAGCCCAGCACCATGCGGCGGCTTGAGCTCCTAGAAGGTCTATAGCCGTCTGGGTGATCATTTTCTCGCCTGACGGATACAGCAGGTTGTAGATGGGGCGCAGCTTATTAGTACTTGCGCGAAATCTCATGATTGGAGTTGTCTTCCCGTTGCTCCTCGCTCTTGTCTTGTAGTGAACAATTTTTGCATCAGTAGGGATGAATTGACGGAATTCTTTGACTTTTTCTTCGAGGTAGGCAGAGCTGTTTGCCCCTGCAGTTATGGTCAACTGGACGTATCCCCCGCTGGGAGTGCGATATGAGACGAGGCTGCCATCGACAAGTAACAGCCCCAGCACGCCTCGGACGTCAATTACATCCAACAGTTTTTCCCTATAAATAATATCTATAGTAGTGACTAAGCACGCATAGAACGTGTGATTTACACCATACACGCTTAGGAGAATTGCATCCCAATGTGGATAGACAATGATTTCCCCAAGCTGCTTGGCGCTGAGCTTTATAGGCCCCATCCCGGTTATATCATCGAGATGGCCGTAGAGCCCGTGGTTGTGCACGACTTCGCGAAACAACCCGGCCAAACTGTTCAGTTAGATCGTTATCGCTTCTGGGGAAATCCTGGTAACAAGGACTCCCGCGAACGAACTGCTGATCAAACATTAGGGACGGCGTCCAGCAGAAATATTGTTAAGGACAAGGTATTAGTAACGCTGAAGGAATACACGGGTCCTGCCGATCCTACAGACGCTACATCGCCATCGACCTTCAAGGTGGCTCGTGAGACCTTGCTCACGGCTCAGCGCCTACTGCTTGATACTGGAAACTTAAATGTCTTCCATCAGAGCATAGGTAGTTTGACCCTTTTAGATGACTACCGCCGCTGGAGAGATCGCGTTTTCGCTGATGAACTATTTAAAGCGGAAGCCAATGGTGCAAGTTCAGACAGTCAAGGCGGCTACTACTATCCACGTGGTTTAACTAGAGCAGCAGCGGCTCCATTCCTAACTTACGGAGCCAACGAGTCAGCTAAGTTCGACGTCAAGACGGACCTGCTCGAAGTTGTGAAAAACATGCGGAAACGCAATGTTCCCACCTTCAGCGACGGTTATTACAGATGCATCGCAGATCCCACTGCAATGATGCACTTACGGCAAAATGACGCATTCAGAGAGGTCGCGAGGTACGCCGGACAAGGTCAGGTCAATCCTATGCAGCCTGAGTTAGCACCTAACGCTAGCTTTTTCCAAGGAATGGGCCCGGCATATGGTCAAGGAGGCTTCGTAGCGGGACAGCCCGTGATGCCAACGGGATTCTTATTTGAAGGAACCCGCTTCTTTGAGTCAACAAACCTGCCAGAGAAGTCATTACAGGTCAGTATCGCCGATGCAACCCCTGCAATCGTGAGCACTGTCACTACAGCAGCACCCATGCTATTCTTCGGTCCACAGGCCGTTGGCGTCGGGATTGGTGGTAACAATGCGCAGATACTACTTAATAACAATGATGATTTTTCACGTTTCATCATAATGATTTGGTCGCTCTTTGCTGGTTTTGAAGTTCTCAATAAAGACTTCATCACCGTGGCCTATTCCTTCGTCTACAACTAACTAATAGAGGAGGTATTTACCAATGGCAAAGAAAATTTATCCAGGTAACTGGGTTAACACTCTCAGTAGCTATCAGGGACAGCCAGTCGTGGCGTTGCCTGGTAGGACATATTTCCACAAGATCGGATACGCGCTCGTAGGATCTACAGGCGCTGCTTCATTCGGGATTACTATCCCAAGCCCAGATCGTCGTGCCGATGACAAGCCTCGCGCTGACATCAGCAGTTTGATTGTGCCTGCTGGCGCATGCGTTTACCACGTAGGTATTCGGGTGCCCGACATGCGTAAAGACCGGGCTATCGGGGATGCCACTTCAGGCATTGTTGGCACAAACACCAACCGTCTGAAGATCGCTAGTGCTGTTAACACAGCAGCCACTGGCGCTATTACGACAACTGTGATTGGGACCGATTCTTCGGCTATCGCAGTTGCTAGTACCACTGCAGCTCCTACCTCAGCAACGACTGGGATCGTGACTCCAGCAGTTCTGGCTGGAGACTTGACCTTGAGTCTCTGGGTTACAGACAACACTGGAACCGCAGCTGGGGGAACTATCACTTCATCCGTTGCTGGTGGAACACCCATCATCGCTGAAGTTTGTTATTACGTTGACGACGCTGCTCCTGAATTGGACAGCACAATCGTTCCTTTCGTAACTGAAACCTAAGGGATAATTTTTCCCTATGATGAAGGCGCTTGTTAATCCGAGCGCCTTTTCTTTTTCAATTTATGGCGTTATACCAGAACACAAAGAACGGCCAGATTGTTGACTTCATTGGCCATCACGACAAGGACTGGGCCATGGTTAAGAATGGCAGCGGTCATGTGAGCTATGTCGCTTTAGCAGACTTAGTCTCCTACGAGCCTGGTAAAGGGCGAACTGGCGAAATACTCGAGTCCCAGAGTGCTGAGAGTGAGAAGGACGAAGATAAATTGCCAGAGAATGCTATCCCAGCAGATACGAGATTAAATCTGAATGTTGCGACTGCGGAGGGTATCGCTAAACAGGTGAAGGGTATCGGCTACGCCACCGCTAAGAAGATTATTGAGCTGAGAACATCGTTGCCAGGTGAGAAATTTAAGAATCTAGATCAGCTTCGGAAGATTGGTCGTGTTGACTGGGACGAAGTGATTGCAGAAGATCTCATCTTTATTAATTAAGAACTTAGAATAACGTGTAGCTTACGTTGATTATTTTTGGAACTCAACGCCTATGACAAGAGCCGTTGCAGGTTCCATCTCGGGTATAACACTGGGGCGAATCTTCCTGCAGGTGACATTGCTCGCCTAGAGGAGGCGATGGCTCGCGTTCCTGATAGTTATTATTACGATCAGATAATTAATCACCTATCTAGGTGTGATAAGACCTGGAGACTATCTCAAGTCTTTTTAAGCGAGACTCAGCCGCAGCCATCTAGGGTTGAGCGTATCGTTGGCGACTCGAACAGGTCTATATTCCAGTCAGACCCGCTAAAGGCTGATAAGGACTATAGGGAGATCTATCTGCGAGAAGTTGATCGTCTTGCGGAGACACTTTATGTGGCCAATTACAGACGAGAAGACGTTCGTCGTTACGCTTTCGATCGGACAGGTAGCGAGTTCATTATGGCGGTGCCGGGCCCAGCTGACACCGCCGTCGGGACTCGAATCTTGCAAGCACAAGGCGCCATGAATTGGAGATAGTTTGATGGCTGCATACACATTGGAGATGATTTAATGGGTTACCAGACAACTAGGAACGGTGTTCCAGGATATGTAGGTGACAATGATGTGTTCTACCCGGATAGAGGCGAAACATCTGGCTACAACGATGCATTAGCTCAGGCGAAGAGTCTCTTAGCTCTTAAGCAGGCGCAACAAGCGGAAGATGCATTAACTACCCAACAAGCTGGTCTTGCTAATGCATACGACTCGGCGCAAGTTGTCAAGGCCGTAAGAGGTGTCTTTGGCCAAGGTGGAGGCATGGATCCCAGACTTGCTGAGATTGCTTCGGCACAAGAGGCTAATAAAGGTGAACTTTACGGGCAGCGACGAGCTATTGATCAGCTAAGAGTTAGGCAGGGTATGGATCCGCTTTACAAGTGGAAGGATGGACTCAACCCAGCACCAGTCTCGGTAGATCCTGCCGCTGGCAATGTCGCTCAAATTACCCCCGGCAGTCACGCTCGTGATGCTGCATACGTTGAGATGGCACAGCAGCATGCTCCTAATTGGTCGCAGATGAAAGCGGACCAAGATGCTATCTACTTGGCTCAAAGAGCTAATGATCAGCGAGATGATGGATCTGTTCGTGTCACTTCTGATATGGAGGGATATGAGGATCGTGCTGATATTCAGGCATGGTTAGCTGCGAATCCAAGTTTGAAAGATCAGTTCCTTGCTGATCGAGCAAGGAAGGCAGAAGCTGGCCTGCTTCAGCCCAACCCAAACGTCAACCCTGACATAGCTGCTCTTGCTGAGGACGCTGGTCGGACTGTCGAAGACATGACCAAGATCCTTTCTCCAGAAGGACTAGAGACAGTATTTAGTCCACAGCCTCCATCAAGGGATGAGCCTCTTTGGCCAGGACCTGGGGATCCACAGCCTCCTTCAAATCAACAGCTTGCGGAGACTTTCCTTCGCGACAGGATGGGTCCCCTTACAGGTGGCTTAGAGCAAGTTGATCAAACGCTGGAAGGTTTGGCCGGTCAACTCGGTGGACGTATTGGTCTTGAGAAGGCGAAGAATATGCCACTTGGAGAGGCACCATTCGTAGGTCCTGTGATCCAGCAGTGGGGGGAGACTCAGGGAACTAAGGCTGGGGAGGCTAAATATAATGAGCTTAAGCAACAGTTTTTAGATCGTATCCCGGACTCTTTGGTGAATTTTCAGCGATGAATGAACATCAACAGTTAGCCGCCTTAATGCAGGCGCAGTACATGCAACGAGTAGAGGCACAAAAGCCCAGCGCTGATTTAAGTGTTGCCCGCCCTCCTGTCTCTGCAGAGGAGAATCGAATGGAAGCCACGGCACCATTAAAAGAAGGCGCTTTAACTCAAGCTGCATTTACTGGGACTACGGGCGGCGGCAATATGCAGCCACAGATTGGAGGTAGGCCAGATCCACTCAGGCAGCCAGACGATCCAGGAAATGTGGCTGCCGGTGCACCCGGACCTACTGTTTATGAGATTAATCCTGCTAGTGAATTTACACGGCAAAGGAGAGATCAGTTCCAACAATTAATGGCACTAGCTAATAGAGGGATGTCAAGATCATGAGTAGAGAACAAGGGCAAGATCCCTTTAAGCATCGCCAGGGTCCTATACGGAAACCTCGGATTAATGAGTGGTACAGGGATACGGCAGCCGATCAGTCGATCAATACCTTTTTTACTGGCGCAAAAGGTGGAGTGCCCAACAATCCACTGAATTACGGATCATTCATCCCTAGCAATGGTGAGTATGTCTTCAGGACTAATCCCTATGGAGATGGTGAGAACATCTTCAAACCTGAGCAACCGTTCATTGTTAAGCCTGATCAATGGGGTGACAGGAAAAATATCTTTGCTCCGGCGAAAGGGTTTGATCAGCAGCCAAATGTCGGATGGGGGACGCCTGCTAAAGGAATGAACACAGGAATCAGTCCACTGGGGTCTGGGCCTCAACGAGATGTTCCGAAGAAGAGTGATAAAGAGGAGAAGAAGAATCAGTTCAGCCTGGGCGGTGGCATGCCTGTCGGTGCAATTGGCCATGAAACACAAAGAGGATCATGGGAAAATGCAATCGCTCAGGGACTTAGAGATCCAAACCAAAGAGTAGTAGGTCGTTAAATTATGAAGATAGCTCCTGGTACTCCGCGTGCTGAAGCTGAAAGGCTTCTTCAATATTGGAGAAATAGTTTTGATTCGTATAGTCCTGGGAATTCAAAGCCGAAAGGATTGAATTGGGATTACGGCGCTTATGGAGGAAGCGGTTTTGGGGGTAAGGATATAGATGAAATGAAGAGGCGTGATTTCAGCCCTCATCAAATTCGAACTGCCTATGACGAAGCTCGGGAGCGCGGACTTAATGTCGGCCCTAGAGCAGAACAAGAAGCTTCATCTATCCCTAGGCAGCCAAAGGGGTTGCCTGACGCTCGGCCTCAAGCTTGGGGTGAGAGATGGCCAGGAGATGGAGGGCCGACATATGGTGACAAGCGACCAGCTCCATCTAGAGAACCAGCCCGACCAGCTGGCTCGCCTCCTCATCGTCCGCCCCCTCGCAGAAAACCTGCAGGTGATGGACGGAGTTGGAACTTCGATGCGCACGGCCAGGCGGGTTTTGGAGGAGCAGATTTCAGGGCAATGAGGAGAAGTGGTTACAGCGATGACCACATTCGCAATGCCATTGGCGAAGCCAGGAAGCAGGGTCGCAACGTAGGTCGCAGAGTTCAACAGTGGGAATCAGGCGGCGGCCCATGGCAGGAAAGGGGGGCTATGGATAAGGGGTGGGTGAGATAGAAATACATCGCATGATTCAAGATACTTATAAAGAGATAATGTCCAAGCATCTTCTTACATAGGCGTTTACATACGTGAGTTAAGGCGAGCTAAACTTGACAAAGATGGAGTGTAATTTTGGCGACGAGTAGTTCAAATAAGATGCCGCTATTGGTCGACAGGCCAATGCATTCATATGCTTCGATTGGGAGTCAGGCTGCGATAACGGATTCGACTGACCTGAATACTCCAACAGGCGCAGGGTGTACGTTAATTATCGATTGCTCCGCTAATGACGGAGCTATTGTTGACAGTCTTTCAATCATTGCGAATGAGGCTTCTACGACTGCTTCGACAGTCCTTGCGTTCCTTAGCGTTGCAGCAACTAAGGACAGTATTTCTGATATCAATACGGTAGTAGTAGCTAGCGCAACGATTGGTTCCACCGCAAAGGGTGAGAGAACAAATATCCCATTACCACCGCTTTGTGTTCCAGTACCTAACCTTGGCGGAACAACAAGTGCTACCGAAACCGATAAAAAGAATACCGGACTATACATCCCTTCTGGGGGACTTTTATACGTTGGACTTGATGTAGCTCTATCTAGTCCCAATACCGATACACGGGTTCATGTATTCGCTCAGGGAGGATTTTTCTAGTGAGCTTGCTTAGTTATCAACGTACATGGGATGATGGCCAGCCTGGTTGGGGTCGGCGTTCGTTTGATGATGCTATTAGGGCTGGTTATACAGGTAGCGATATCAGTAATTTCGTCAATTCGGGACAGATTCGGATTGGCAGAAAAGCGCTGGACATGGCATATGGAGCCGGTGCAGCGTCAAGAGGTAACGCGCAAGCCCTGGCCGCTCAGGCGCAGAATTACCAAAATCAGCTGAGTAGTTATCAAAATCAGCTGAGTGATTACTCAAATCGGATATCAAGTATCACTGATAAATACACTGCGTCTCAAGGACAGGTTGGAAAATTAGAAGCTTCAGTAGCTGATTGGACTGGAAAGTTTAACGAAAAGAGTCAGGCCTATGAGGCTGCTAAAGCACAGGCGGACGCTTACAAAGAAGAAGCTGTTAGCAGACAATTAGCAGGGCTAAGAGGGGGCAGCACTGCGGGCGGAACTGTCGGTGCTAGAGGTCCTTTGGATCTCGCTTCCGGTAAATCTATATATAGAACTGGTGGTCCAAAGAAAAATACGATTGTCGAGGTAAAGGAAGAAATTTCTCCGACAGATAGCGTTCTCGCTCGCAAAGGACCAGTTGTCGAACGGATTGCCGCAGTCCGAAGAACTAATGCACCTGTCCAGTCTCAGGGACCTTCCGCTCCAGCGGGGGCAACAGGTTCTTACTACGCATCAAGATTCGCTTAATGTCACGCACAGGAATCGGCGCTGCATATGTTCAGCGGCAGATGGCACATAGTGTTATCGCGGATGACAGTGAGCCGGTGGTTAAAATTATTAATAGCGACCCTGATCGCAAGCCTCACTCTGGCGGTTGGACTAATCCACTGGCCAGTGGTAATTGGTCCGGGTATTACTCAGATAGGTTCGGTTAAATGGCTAATTGGTTTACTCAATTCAAGGGCCCTCACGGTGGCTCCGGGATGGCTTCCTACAGAGCTGCTCTTGACGCTGGATATTCACCACAGGATATTGCTGCTGCAGCGCCACATTCAGGCTTGTCAGTTGGATGGAGACTGAGGGATACGATTGGAACTATTAACGCTAGTAGTCAGGCGGCTAGACAAGCTCAAGCTCAGAGTTCAGGCTATGAGAGTCAACTAAATAGTTATAAGCAGCAGCTATCCGATTACAACAGTCGATTCAGTGACCTAACTAATAAATATGAGGGAGCAATGGCTAAGCAAGCTGAATTGTCATCCAGCGTTGCAGACTGGGAAGGTAAATGGAATCAGTCCCAAGCAGATTACGAGCAAGCAAGATCTGAGGCCGATGCGTATAGAGAAGAGGCTGTAGACAACCAGCTGTCGCGGATTAGGGCTGGTACAACGGTTGCCGGGCAGCAGCAAGGGCCGTCTAGTGGTGTGCTCAGTGGAGCAGGCTCGAAGCTGAGAGAGAGCGAAAAAGACGACGGAGTCAATGTGCAGACCAATATAAAGGCAGAAGATAGTGTCCTGGCGAAGAAGGGCCCTGTCGTCGAAGTATTGCGCAAGGCCGGATCAGCTCCTTCTCGAGCTCCTGGAGCCCTGACAAGTGGGAGTGGCAGGTCTGGTAACTACTATTCCAGTCGTTTCGGGTAGCTTCACCTATGGCTAAGGGCTTGGGTTCAAGGCTAGATCGAGGCTTCCGCCTGGGTTCACTTTCGAAGGGCCAAGGCGTAAAAGCAAAAGGTTTATATCCTCAGAAAGGTCAAGGGTTAGGTGAATATGGAACGATTAAATTCCCAACAGTTATTGAGTCGT